TAGTCGCTTCCTGCTACCGCGACAACCAGTTTTTCCGTTGAGAGAATGAAATCTATGGATGAACGCCAAGGGGAGGATCAACCAGATATTCCGGTTACCCCGAATTTCCGAACCGTAATTTCGTATTCAGGCTCCCCGTTACTGGTAATGATGACAGGCTGACCAAAGGAATCGACATGTTGCGCCACTGCAACCAATGCTTCGATGGTTACGTCTTGCTTATTCGCTGCCCAGGTTCTCCCATCTTTAAGCACATGCCCGCAGAAAATTGTGTTTGTTAGTGGTGATGTCGCGATGTGTAGGGATTTCATTTTGGCTCCTTCGGTTCTGGCGCGGCTTCGAGCATGGCTTTGTAAACAATATTGTGCCGAGCAGCTTTATTTAACGGAACCTGACACCCAGCACGCATCATTTCCTCGGTCGGATCAATCGGCACAAGCTTGTAACCCTCGGGGATTTGTTGGGGTTGTGGGGAAAACCGGGTGAAATAATCTGCCAGCGCATTTAATATCCCTGCGCACTCCCCTGAGTCGATCATATAATCGTCGCGCATTGTGGCGTCGTCGTATAGCTCAACCACCTGCGCAGCAAATTTAAGCGCCGAAGCTGCACCCGCCTGTTGTTGGGGTTGTGGGGCGGTGTATAGGGGTACTGCCAAGGATACATCGCCAAGTGCGTGTGCATTTATCTTGGCTGTCGATTCTGCATTCTCATGTACCCCCACCCACCATGTCCATGTGCGAGGGCGCGATACTCCTTTTACCGTCCACGCCACCGGCTCACCCCTGCGCTTGCGGGCGGCTTCAAGTTCTTCCGTAAGCATGGCGTTGGCAGCACGTTCCGAAGCCAGTAAATCGGGATTGGTGCTTTTCTTCAGTTCGTCATGCTGTGCCTGTAGGTGAACAAGCCTTGCCTCCAGGGAATTGACCAAGCCTCTATAGGCATTGAGTTGATTCTTTGTTGTCTTGCGGTCTGCTTCGATGGCGGCGGTAGCGTAGGCTTTCGCGTAATCATGCAAATCCTTCAGGTCGTATATACCGCACTCACTCGCCTCGCCTGGGTCAACAATTCCAAACGGGCTTGGCAGCGGCGGCAGTTTGATGTTGTCGCTCATGGATGTTCCTTTGGCGTGGTTCCTCTGTAGTAGTGGATTGCCTGCTCAATATTTGGGTGGCGTTCACTAATTCCACCTTCGCGCTGGCGTGGCCACATGCAGATTGCTATTTTGCTGAAATTGACCGGGGTAATCTCAACGCGGATGCACTCGTCGTGTGCGCCGATAACCAGAGTGGTAAGCCCGGCCATGTCGAACGTGGCAAGACGATGGTGGTCGAGTACAAACCTCACTCCTCTACCGTAATGCCAATCAGCTTTTTCAAATGTTCGGTAGAAGTCGTAGGGGCCGCAGCACATTGAGCGGCATAGAAGCACGACGGCGCGTTGCTCAAACCCTGTTAGCTGGCGCTTGAGAAGGTTTTCTACCCACTTGGCACGCGGATCAATTGGATCGCTCATGGCTGCTTCCCCATTGCTGCGAGTGCAGCGCGGGCGTCCTCGAACATCGACTCCTGCCCGATACCTCCGTTATCCACCAATACTTTTAACGCTTTCATCAAAGCCTGCACCTCTTGCGACTCAAGTGCGGCTTGCCATGCTTCCCATGCCGTACCGTTATTGTCAGGCTTTGCGTACCACGCCTCAAACTCGGCGCGCTCTCGTTCGATGTTCATATATCTTCCCTCTTCATCTTCAGGTAATCTTCGATTCTCTCTTCCCGGTTGTCGGGGTCATACCAGTTAAGCTCTGCGAAGAACGTGAAACACTCGTCGCAACGGTAGCTACCGTCCCTCATGGCGTCTGACTTATCCACCTCGCAGCCGCATTGGTCGCAGTGGTGCTTCTCGGTCATACTTCCCCCTGTGCAAGTGCCGCCCTCGCCGCTTGAATGGCCGGGTGTGCCGTTGCTGACGGCAGTGCGTCGAGCAAGCCTTGCAGCGCATCCCGCAACGCATCCCGCTCAGCCAGCAGGGCGGCTCGGCCTGCTTGGTAGGCTTCCAAAGCTACGCGAGTCACGGACGACGTATACGTGCCGTCGTCTGCCCTATCGAATCGAAGCCCATCCATTGCCGCCTCAAAATCGGCACGTTGGCTGTCTGTCATGTTCCTTCCTTCTGAGTCAGGTCGCGGATAGCTCTGGCCACATCGCCCAGGTAGTCCATGTCGCAGCAGAACCCTGCGGCTTTCTCCAGCGCCTCACGCACTCGCGCCTTGGCATAGGCTTCGGCCTGATCGGTGGTAATGAGCATGTGGGTTCCTATATCCAAGTCCCATGCATCAATGTGTTCGTACCGGACTGGATTTCCAACGTAGACCTTGGCCACCGGCTCAGGCATCTTTATTTGTGTCATTTCTGTTTCTCCATTGCTGCGTCGATGGCAGCGTCGATATCCGGCTCAGCAAGATCGCAGAACGCATCAGCGATAGTGAATCGCAAGGTGTTGTCGTGGTATGTGGTACGTAAACGAGTCCAGTGAGCGCGTAGCCACAGATACCGTTCCGCATCTTTCCGCAACGCCTGCGCATCTGGCGATTCGAGGGCGGCTTGCCATGCTTCATTTGCAAGTTCAATTTCAAATTTATTAAGGTCGTCGTAATCGCAATGCCTGGATAGCCACGCCTCAAAAGCGGCTTGTTGGCTACTGGATGACATTGCAAACCCCCGGATTAAAGAGAATGACCACAAAGAAGTATGCGACCAGCAAGCAAATGCTGAACACAATGGTTAACAATAGGTCACGACGGTTTTTGCCTTTCATGCTTTCCCCTTCTGAGCCAGGCTGCGTATCGCTGCCGCGTTGCTGTCGAGTATGAATTGAGTGGTTGGCTGGCATTTGTCTGAGTTTTTGCTGATCAGGTCGGCGGCTGCCTCAAGCGCCGAATTCCACCCCGCGCGGTATCCATCGCCAAAGGCCGCGATTTCAGCGCAGGTTGGCCTTGGTGTGCTGGTCACGACAAAGCCGTCCCTGAAAATTCAATATTGAGAATTGCTGCCGCTTGGTTGTCTACAGTGTCAAGCCACTCGACATTTACCCGTCCAACAGCGACCCCGTGTTTATCACGAATCTCTTTCAGAGCGGCGGCGAGCATGGCGTTAATCGTTAGGTTTGTAGGCGTGCTCATGTCTGGCCTCCGGTTGCTTTCTTGATAGCGGCCTCTGCCATGCCGATCTCTGGCCCTGAATCTGGGCCTGCTGCGTCTACCACGGCTTGTAAGGCCTCCAGAAGATCAGGGGCGGCACCGATGGCCTCCTGTTCGGCAAGCAGTTGCTCAACTTCGGCTTCCAGCACTTTGTTCACCGCCTCACGAAGCGTGGCCAGGTGCAGCAGCTTCAGGTAATCGGCATGCGTCACATAGGGGCCGTCTGGTTGCTCGACCAGCTCAGGGATGGAAACCCCGCTGTCGTAAAACTTGGGACCCAGCCCGAGACGCTTCACTGATCGCGCTTGATCCAGTCCAGTGAAAAACGTGTCTGGCCGTGGGGTTGCAGTCGTTGTCATGTCATTCCTTGTTTTTACGTTGCGCCGAAGGCACGCCGCATAAGCGTGACAAATGCTGTTGCAGCCTGGAGCGGTACAACGCCATTTCCGATTGCATGCAACTGGTGACTGCGGGATTTGTCCACCACCAAGGCGTTCCCATCAACCATGCCGCAAACGCCGGGTTCAGTCGCCGGGGCGAGGAAGGGGTATCGATCAATGATGCTCGGCCATCTGCCGTCGTTCGGGCCTGGGGCGAAGATTCCGAGTGCGCCACAAAGTTCGCTAGTTGGTCCATGTGCTTTCTGCCTCCCTGTTATCAATTCGTGTTCCGCACTGTTCGCGCCTTTCGCGTCCCGTGCCGCCTGTGTTGGCCATGTCCGAGCATCCAGCGCCAGGCAGGCGTTGCCGGCTTTCGAGGTTGGTTTCTGTCCGGAGCCACGTTCCGTTACGTCGTGAGCTTGTGGTGTTGTCCACAGGCTCGCCTGCTCCCTGATGTTCGGCCCCATTAGCCCGTTGCTCCGAGTGCTGGTGTTGCAGTCGGGCGTGGCCCATGTATTCGCCTGCGCCTTTAATTTCGGCTCTCCGCGAGAATTCCTGCCGCTGCCGCTCTCCTCTTCCCCGGCTTTCGGTGTCTGCCACATCGCGCCACGCGAAGCAAAACCATCGTGCTCTGCGGTGGCTGGCTCCCACATCGGACGCGGAAATAGTGATCCACTCCGCATTCCACCCTCGGTCGGCCAGCTCTCCCATGACTCGGGCGGCGGCGCGTTCTTCGAGCTCGCCTTCGGCCTCGTCCATAACGGTGGCGGTGGCAGAAGCGATGGCACTGACGTTCTCCAAAAGGAGGTACTGCGCATCGCAATCGTCGGCAATGTCGCAGACGCGAAAGAAAAGCCCGGATCGTTTCCCGTCAAGCCCTGCGCGTCGCCCGGCAATGGAAAGGTCTTGGCAGGGAAATCCGGCAATGATGCAATCCACCTTTCCGCACCACGCTGCGCCGTCAAACGTGAGCATGTCAGACCAGACAGGCGCTGAATCAATAACTCCCGCTTCCATAAGCGTGGCAAGCTGGCCAGCAGCAGCGGCTTCCCGCTCCACGTAGCAAACGGTTCTGTATTCGTGCCCAAGAAATCCGAATGCGGCCCTGACGCCCTCGCCGAGCATTCCGACTCCTGCGCACAGTTCGATTCCGGCAAATAGAGCCATGTCATGTCATTCCTTTCTCGTTAACCCGCCACCCGCCTTCCCCGAAAATCATCATGCCCCGGTCAACCGATTGGCATAGGCTGGCTTTCATGGTGGCGAAGTAGCCATATTTGTCATCAGCTGAAAGAAGCGGCTCAGGCTTGCTGTAACAGCGCTTGTCGCATAGCCAGATGCGGATCGTCTGGCCGGGCTTGACATGCCGCAGGCGCGGGATTGGCTCCGGTGGTTTGTCGGTCATTAGATCAACTCCAACTGCATGACGTTCTCGGCTTCATCTAGATTCCGCTTCGCAAGCGCAAAGTACGATTCTTTCAGCTCGGTGCCTATGAACTTGCGTCCCATCTGCAAGGCCACATAACCCTCGCTGCCAATGCCCATGAACGGCGAAAAGACCACATCGCCCTCCCGGCTCCAAAGCTGCATGGCCCGCTCGATCACATCAAGCTGCAACGGTGCTATGTGTCGCTCGTCATCAGTGTCGCGGGCATTTTGGTATTGCAGCGTGCGAGTCTGGTTTATGTCCATCCAAACAGGCGATGCGTACCGTTGCCACGTATCTATATTGGTCGCGCCGTCGCTAGCAACTACCCAAAGCGATGCGCCATCAGCACGCACAACTTCGCGGAAGCCTGACGGCGGATCGTCTCCAACGTAGTAGCCAAGCTCGCCCTCAATGCGGGCTTCGTTATCTCCGGGCTTCCGCATCACCACCAGATAATCCGCAATCCCTTGGCGGCTCATACTGGAATCCTTCTTGATGGTTTTGTGCAGCAGCCCGAGCGCTTTTGTGCGCTGCATTGCCACTACCGGGTCTTTCCATATGCACACCTCGGAGTGGTAAATGAATCCTGCGCCCTGAAAAGCACGTATCAGGTCGCCCCGGAAGTCCTTGATTCCGATAAATCCATCGTTCTGCTTGCTGGTCGGCAGGTTCATGCAATGAACGGCCATCAATCGCCCTGGCTGCAATACCCGGTACATTTCGTCAATCAGGAAGCTGAAGTGTTTGAAGAATTCGGCATCGTCCTTTGCGTTGCCCATGTCGCGCTCGTCGTTGCTGTAGGTGTAGAGCGACGAAAACGGCGGGCTGTAAACAATGAAGCCGACTGAATCGGCCTCTAGCTCTCTTGCTACTTCGACGCAATCGGCGTTGTATGCGATGTAGTTACGTCCCTGTGCGTAGTCCTTGACTTGCATGTTTCACCTGTATGAAGTTGGGCGGCGGCGCGTGAACCTTCGGCGCATAGGCGCGAAGCTCATTTCTGGCCTTATCAAACCCTTTGAAGAAACTG